CCAGCACTCTCCGTCACCTTTATTAAACAGTTTATCATATTGCTCTTCTGTTATGTTGTGTGTAGATTTTAAATACCATTTTCTAGAAGACTGTTTTCTACGTTGCTTATATATGTCTCTATTCATTTTTCTGCGTTCAAACGCTTCTGGATTAGCATATCTTTCTCGTCCATACTCTAAATGGCATGGTTTACAATATGTTTGTAACCCATCAGATCTTCTTGAATTAATAAAAAAATCGTTTTTGGGTTTTTCTTGATTACACCTATTACATCTTTTCATAATCAAATTATATCACGACTTTGATCATAGGTTTAGGTCTTCCATGTCTTTATAACGATAGTAGCCTTTGTCAAAATCTACTTGTACTAAAAAGTCTCCCATAAAACCATTTCTATTTTTTCTAAATACGCATTCAATAATATCACTATTGGTAGCACGACCTAATGCCATTACCCAGTCAGCATCGTAGGCAATCTGTCTTGACCATGCTGTTTGACCAAGTGTTGGAGCACTGCTTAAATCTTTTACATCATCAGGGGTGGCAGATGAAATAGCAATAATGGGAACCTCTTCACCAATAGCCATAAGTTTAAGTTCTCTTGAAAGGTTCTTCATACGTACCGTCTCATTTTCAGACTTTTGGTTTGGAGACATAAGTTGCAAGTAGTCAACAATAACAAAGTCTGGCTTGTATTGATCAATTTTTCCACGAACTACAGATGGGTTTACCTCTCCACCATTATCGTTTGAGATAATATGAAACTCTGGCTTGCCTGCTATTTTGTTAGCATGCCAATTCTTTAGCATATCAAGTTCTACTTCACCATTACTTAGTTTACGATGAGACCAAAGACCTTCACCCATAATTGCAAATACACGATTACGAACTTCTGTCTCAGACATTTCAAGGGATATGACTAACGGAGACTTGCCCTGTTTCCATGCTTGTACTGCAAAATAAAGAGCAAGCCAAGATTTGCCAATTCCTGGATAGGCTAAAAATACACCAAGTTGTCCTGGCATAATTCCAGAAGGGAGATAGTTATCAAATCCTGGTAAACCTGTTTTAATTCCAACCTGACCAGTTAGTTTTTGTTGCTGAATCTTTTCAAAATATGCGACGGCAGAATCAAGATCTGTAGCATCAATATCACGTATAGCAGAAGTGTTTTTCTTTAACTCAGATGTTTTTGTAATCAGTCCATTTAGTGCCTCTGTGCCATTGCCAACCTGCACTTCACCTGCTGCAGATCTTAGGATGTCCTTAAGGCTATCATTCAAATACTCTGTCTGTAACTCTTCAAGATGATGTTTAGTAGCGCCAATACCCTCTACTGGTTGAAAGTCTCTAAACTTTTCTACAACTAGAGAGGTTGGTGGAATAGATCCATTATTATCAAAATATAAACGAATAAAATTCCATACATCGTTATGAGTTCTAAGAAGGTTTTCTACATTAGCCTGCAACAATACGTGCATCTGTTTATCTTGTAATAATGCTGAAATAACTTTTGCTTCTGTATTATTCACTCAGCCACCTTCTTGCTAATTTCCTGCGCTCTGTTCTTTCTTTAATATCTTGCTCTACATCTAGTTTACCATTAAGAATTTTCTCTGCGTTATAAGCAAAATAATTCCAACTTGGCTCTTGTGCAATACTAAAATAATACTCAATTAGGTCATAGCAACCAACAACACCATAAGACTCTATAAGAGAGTCGGCTGCCCACTGCTCTACATTTAAATTTAAAGATGGCTTATGCTCGTATCTTGCTGTATGCAATTTACTATACCTACTAAGCAAAGCCATACGGTCTTTGCGTTCAGCCATTAGTTAGTGTTGTCAGCCTCTGATTGTGCTTCTTGAATCTTTTCTGTTAGTTTATCTTCAACAAACTTATAGACTCTATCAAAAGCCTGCTCTGTATTTTCACTATCACGCTTAGAATCAACAACTCCAAGATCAAGTCTTAATGATTGAAAATTGCCTAAATTAAGAGTATATCCAAGTGTTACTGATACTTTTGTATTTTCGTTTTCCATTACCCCACCTATTCTTGAATTTAAATGTTCTCAGACCAAACAGGAATATATCTTCCATCTTCAGTCTTCGTATATGTAAGTATACCGTCCCCCATTCGTCTCGTCAACTCCTGGCTTGTTGGAATACTATTATTTGTTATTAATCCGTCTTTTCTGGGCTGCCCCATGTGTCTAGATCCCAGTATAGCACGTATCTCTCTTATGTGCTCTTCTGAATAATATGATCTTATTTGCCATCCCCTTTTGCCGTCAACCTTTGCACCTATTGGCGGCGGTATAATTCCTTTTTTAATTAATGTAGGCATATACTTTCTATGACGATTAACTAACCTAGATGTCTCTGCAACAGTATAGGCTCTTTGTCTATTTTTTCTAAAGTCTGTACGAAGACATGTTTCAAGTCTATCTTTAGTAATATTATAAAACGTAACCATTCCAGTAGAACGAGAACTATGATACAAGCGAACAAGGTCTCCATTTAGAAACCAAAGTTTTTTACTTCCTTTTATTACAGAGTCGTTATTGTATTGCTGGCTCTGGATTTTTCCTTTTGCAGTATCCATCTACCCCTCTCACTTCCTGAAGGAGGATGAAAGAAGTCACGACAACCACACAATATGCAAAACGTTTCCATATGATCTATCGTGCTGTATTGTCTATCAACAAACATACGACCCTTACATCTTTTACAAAAAAGCATTTACCACCCTTAGTGTTAGTTAGGAATACCAATAATTATTAAATTAACTGCTAAAGATAAATCTCCAGAAGCACCAAATCTAACAATTCCTTCTACCCTTGAAGTTGTTACTGTTTTTAAAATAACGTTTACGTTTTGTCCTGCTGGAGTATTTCCTATGTTTACTGGAGTTGCTGTTGCAATTGGCTGATATTTAAAATCAGTAGGAAAGTCATAAGCAAAAGATTTTTCAGAGGCTGCAGTTACGGTAGAGTTGTTTGCTACTTCTACATATCCACCAATCATACGAACTTCAGATGTTTTAACACTTTGCTTGCCAGCGCTAATTGTGTCCACTGTCGTATAATTATAGGTCGCCGAAGAAACCTCAGTAGATAACTGATTTACTGTATCAACTAATCTATAAATGTATGGTACATCTAATGGTTGACCTCGTTCTGGTAGCGGTACTTTTGCCATGTATTCCTCCTATTTAATTATACCAAAGACTCTAAGCCTGAGTCAAAGATAACTAGCCCTGCTTTTATTTCTTTTATTGAAGATGCTATTTGCACCTTAACATGAACAGATGTTGTTCCAGTATTTAAAAATTGATACGTATGTATTGGAGTTGTTCCGTGGTAAAAAAATGATCCAGAATCAAACTTTACAAACACATCGTATGCTGGTCTGTTTAACTCGTCACCCCATACTGCTGTAATAATAGATGCTGTAACAGATAACGCACCATTAACTGATGCAACTGGAACAGCATTTGTAACAAAGGTTGGAGACCAGTGAGATGTTCTGTTTTTATCTTCAGATATAATTCTATATCTTACTACATATCCAGCACTTTCTGAATCAACTGGTGGCAAAGATTCTTTTTGAATAATTGCTTTTTTTACAGCCATTAGGTTACCCCAATAGAAAATCTAAATTCAACATAGTTGCTAGTATTAGGAGACTTTACAATAGTTTGTGCAGCATCATTTTTTATAATTGAATACCCAGTTAAACCATAAAGTGGGTTTGTTGTTGCCACGTTTTCTAGTCTCATAGCATCTAAAGCAATGTAGTAGTCTTCTGATGGATTGCCTGCATCAATAACACAGGCATAAATTTTAACAACCGTTACTGCATCCCATGTAAAATTTCCAGTTGTGTAAAGTTCTTGCAGTTGCTTGGAAACTACAAAATATCTATTTGTTTCAAAATCTGCAATTGTGTCCTCTAGGTTGCCAGAACTTCCATGATTAAGTTCTACTTCAAACCTTGCAAACTCTCCAGTCAAGGTGTCGGTTTCTGCAAAGTCTACAAGAATTCTAATTGTTTCTGGAATTGCAGAAGAGTTGCCAGTTTTACTTATTAAAGAAAATGCTAATCTTAATTCATCTATGGGTGAGTTTTTACTAAAATCAACATCTGGACCAGTTAAGTGAATATGGTTTGACCCCGCCTCAATAACAAATCGATCAAGTGTTGGTCCACTATCTTCGCTAATTGTAATGTCTGAATCATCACCTTGAATTAAAATTACATTGTTTAAAAACCTAGATCTTTCATATCTGTTTGCACGAGAGGTCTTAAAAAATATAGCATTGTCTGCGTTTGTTTGAAACACTGCATTTGCTACGCTTATAACATTATCATCTTCTGGATCATCTAGTGGAGCAGTAACAGTCTCAATTGCTGTTGCTGAAGATGCAGTATGGTATTGCCAGTTCTCTCCAGTAGTAAAAGCAAATACTGTCTTACTGTCATAGGCTCCAGCAGAAGGGTTTGAGCCTGCAGAGTATAGGCCTACTTCAGATATCTCATATCTCTCTTCTGTTGGTAGTTCTGCTGTTAGTACAATTTTATTTATACCGTTTTCATTTACGAAACCTCTAGATGAAATTGGAACACGAAACATTTCAAAATCAAGACTTTCTTTTGTTGCAAAATTATCTGCGACATCTTCCGTTTCTAACGGGGTAGGGCCACAACCTACAGCAAGAAATGATGCATATGCAGGTGCTTGACCAAGCATATATTTACCAATAATAGTCTTACCAGTGTTAGTTATCAAGAGTTCGATTCTCCAAATTCCGCTTCATATATTGTACCACTTGTGGTTATTTCTACCTCAATTTGCTCATCAACTTCAAGATTTATAGCCTCAATAATCATGCTTCCTGTGTTATTATCTAAATAGACATGGGCTCCATTTGGTCCAGTTCCAGGTTGTGGTATTTTATTTTCAAGTTTTATAGAAAAATTTGCAAAATATTTATCAGAGGTAGACTGAAGACTAAGAATATTATTTGGATTAAACTGTTGTTGAATTGATGACAAATTTTTAATTGGCTGATAGGAAACTTGCTGGCCATTAACAATATCGTTGCGTGCTATATTTATTAATTCATGACCACCAATATTTTCAAATATTAAATCAGTCATTACCTCAATTGGAACCGCTTCATCATCAAACAAAACTGTGTCTATTGACGCTGTTTTAACTGGTGGAGTTGCAACAACTGCAACGGTAGGAGTGGTTGCTGGTATTGCTGACGGTGTAGGTGGAACTGATGATGGACTAAAACTACTTTCCCCAGATGATGTTCCACCTGAAGTTCCACCATCTAATGCAGTTGTTAATGGAGACTGTTGTGACTGTACCTGTGTTTGATAAGCAATTTCGTATGCATTTAAAGCACTTTGAATTTGTTTTGTTGTTGATCCTGGCTTTGCACTAATTGCTTCTAAAGCGGCCCCTGCTGTTTGAACATTTTGATAAACCTTGCTCGTTGTATCAATTCCCAATATTTGTTGAGCCTTTTGAACTCCAGTATCTGCTTGAACTGCTGCCAGTGCATCTCTTACTGCTTTTTCTTCCTTTGACATTTTTGGTTTTGCCATTTTACACCTCACTCAAATATGCAGTCATACTTGGTCCATTGTTGCTTCTAGAGTATTCAATATTATATACTACAAAACGATTTGAGTCTGGTGTAACAAGTTCTAAGCCAGATGCATCTTTATAGTCTACAGTTACAATATCTCCAAGTTGTAATGTTGGTATTGAAAATAAATTTACACCAATTGATTTTTTAGGATGCATAATTTTATTAATGATCCAACCCATAAGCGCTTGAGCATCATCATCCGTTTGAATGTATAAACTGTCAATAGAAAATTCATTTTTTCCATAAATCATTCTGCTTTGTCTAATTTCATCGTATTTTGCTTTTTCTACAAGAGGGGAAAACACTAAAGAGTTACCTTTAAACTCTGGGTCCGAAAGGTTGCCACGTTTTTTAAAGTATTCATCCACGGTTAATTCATGAGTTGTGTCTTGTGTAAATGTTACTCCTTGAATTCTTAAATAGTTACCACTAGTTTCATCAAGACTTAAGGCTGTATCTGTAGCATTAAAAATTAAAAACTCAGCACCATAAGAGTCTGCTGTAAATCCAGATGTTGTGTATCCTTTAATTCTATTAAATGTTGGAGAAAGTTGAGCATATAATGCGGGATATGCACGGTCATATTTAATATCAAAATATGCACATTCACGCATAATAGAGCCAAACTCTTCAAAGTACATATTGTATTTTGGTGGCTCTTGTGCACTAATTCCAGACAAATGTGTTGCTTGAACAATTCCACTCATTGCATATTTTCTAAAAGACTCATTAGCATTTATCTTTCCTTCTGATAATGCTGAAGAAAGTGTTTCGCCTACGGTAAATACAGTGTTTTGAGAATAGTTTTCAGATAATGCATATACATTTTCAAACATACATCTAGATGAGCCACGAGCAAATAAAGCCATATTGTTGTAAATTGGAAGTGGATCTGTATCATCAACTACCTTAATTAACTTGTTATTAATGTATAAATAAAATCTTCTTATTTTTCCAATGTCTTGATACTCTACCGATAAATCATATACTGTTGGATTTTCTTCCCCCGCCATTCTGTACTGACCAGTAAATCTTCCATCATCAACAAGAATTTTTGAAAGACCTCCCCAAAGTTTAATTGGAATTGCATTATTGTTAGATGAATCTTTTTTAATTTTATAAAACACTATATTATTAATTGATTTTTCAGCGTTACCCTTTGTGTCAAGTTTTAAATAAGAGTTGATATTATCTTCAGTTAATGCAATTATTTCAAAGTAATATCCATTGTTTGTTTCTGGATTAAGAAGTACTGCAAGGCCTCCAGAGCCTCCGCCAATGCTTACGTTTTGATCTGGTTGAGTTCCAGCAGTTTGATAGTAGGTTGTGCTACCAATCGGTGTTTGAGTTCTACTTGTGTTGTTTTCTATTTTACCAATAATTCTTAACCTAGTTCCAAAGTGTTTGTAGGCTCCATTTAAATTTTTATAAACGTAAGAAACAAAATTTAATGGAATTTCTGTAGTTTTAAAAGATGGGCCATTCATCACAAGTGCAGATGACTGAATAGTTCCAGACTGGGTTGATTTAAGATTATTAACTGCAGTTTCTGTTAAAAAGTTTGTTGCCATAAAGTTTTTAATAATACCATTACGAGTAGTTTGTCTTGCTAGCGTATCATTAACTCCTGCCGCTCCCGTAGTTGTTTCTGGATAGGTTACTTCTGAGTCTAATTGAGTTGTAAATAAAAGTTGTGACTGCATGTCTACACCACGCACATATTCATTGTCAGACCAATAAGAACTTATTCCTGCTCCGTGAGATGTAATAGATGTTCCAAATTGACCACGACCATGGTCTACAACCGCTCCATTTTGTAATCTTGTAATTCCGTCAACAGTCTCATAGAACGGAGTTGCATATATACGAACTAATCCAGTTGGATATATTTTTCCATTAAAAGGCAATGAAGAAAAATAACTTTGATATTCTTGATTACTACTAATAAAAACATTTCCAGTTCCAGTTATATTAAACTGCACAGCGTCATATTTTATTACCTCTGCATTAGAATAAAAGTATCCTTGATACCTTGTAAGCCAATATATATTTTCTCCAAGATCAAAAACATTGTTTATAATTGCATTGCTAACTACTGTTGGTGCGACTGCTGGTAAGTCAGAGTTTAAAGGCATTGCTGCTAAAACATAGTTGCTTTGATTTGATGCAACTTCATTTATAGTTTTTGTATTTTCTGTTCCAGACACTTCCCATAGTAAGGAAGGTTTGTACGTCCAAGTTTTATCTTGATCAATCATACTTGATTGCCTAATTGATCCATAAGATCTTTGAATGTACCTAGTTGTATAATTTATTTTTCCATCATTATAAATTTTTTTATCTTGAGAGGCTATAGATAGAATATTAGGTAAGTTTCCAGATGATGCATTTTGAATTACGCCTGAGTTTGTTTGATTATTAGACCCAGAAAAGACAAAGTCTGTGCTCCTTTGATCTGCTGTTGGCATTAAGTAATCTTTACTCATTACGATAAAATTATTGTATTCATCAAAAAACATTGCTGTTTGTGTTGCAAGCGCTAACTGATTTAATACCTGCGCTACGTTTTGATCTGGTGCAATAAAGAAAAACGGGATTACTGGCTCAGACTCTCCTTCAACCCTTCTAAAAACATAATTGCTAAAACCAATGTAGTCAAGTAATGTAGTGATTGCATAACTTAAAGATGATTGTGTTGTTAACAATCTTGGTGCTGGCATAGACTCTAAAAAGAAAAAGAAATCTCTCAGGTCAATTGATATTGTTCCAGCAGTGATATCTGCTTGTGGAAAACCTTCTGAGTATAATGTTTTTATAGGAATATAGTAGTCAAACCCTTCAACATCAAGAATAATTTCATGAAATGTAAATTTAATATTTTTTCTAACATAGTCTGCGATAATGCTATTAGAGTTTTGATCATTAAATGCTTGGTCATCATCAAACAAAGATATCTGACCATTTGAAGCAAGCAGTTGTCCTACTGGCAAAGAGGTAATTCCTATATCAGAAAGCGTTTTAGTAATTTTATAATCAATAACCTTATCAGAAATATCGACTACTAGCCTTGGAGACATTTCAATTAAATCAAAAGTAGAATCAGACTTGTTCATAACATCTACAACAATCCTTATTCCATCTATGTAGGCAAAGTCACGATATGTAGTTCCACCCTCTGTACTATTTTCAAAAGAGGCTGGTGAAGTTAGATCGCTTATAAAGTTAGTATTAAGATTGATTGTTTCAGATCCTAATTGCCATGCATACTCTGGTGAGAATGTTGAGTAGTCTCCGTTGTTCCAAATGTAGAATGTTCCTCTATCCCCTGCATTTTCTACAACAAGGTAGGCATAACCCTGTACGTTTGATTCTGGCAATAAGGTGTTTGAAGATACTGTATCTGCAAACACAAATATAGAACGGTATTCTTCTGGAATAACTAGTCCATATTCTAACTCCACATACCCATCTGATCCAATGATTGGTTCTCCAGACGCAAGTGTGTCATTTTCTCTAAAGTTATATGCATCAATCCATTGATTGTTTCTAAGATATTGTATTTTCCATCTAGAAGGAGTTGTTCTATTTGCATTTCCATGGAGTGGATCTGCGATAGATGCAGTATTTGTTGTAAATGGACCAAGGTCTACATCTCCAACATTTGTTTGCATTTTTACTACAAGTCTATTTGCTGGAACACTTTCTTTATAAACTACAAAAGGAACTGAGTCGTCTATATAATACAAACCATTTGATACTATGTTTGAAATTCCACGTTCAATATTATTTTCTGTTCTGTAAGAAGTCCAATATCTAAATTGATCATATCTAGATGGCATGTAATATCTAGGTCTTTGTGCCATAGATGCCCCAGAGTTTGCAAAAAACCTATTATTAAAAAATGCTGCTTTATTGATTCCAGACCTTGGTCTAAAAGGATTTAAACAATCTTCCAACGAATAAATTAATTTTAGTTTATCTTTTTTTAATGTAAAACTTTGAGGAGTGTCATTGTCTTCAAACCCTCCATCGATTACAACATCTGCATTTGTTGCCCCAGTATAATAATTACCAGCGTCTAGGCTATCAAAATCATTAGGCAATGTAAAATATAAAGACGTATTATCTGTTGGTCTATATCTATAATTTCCTAATTTAAAAATATTATCTGGCATGTTCATGTTCCACTCAGCCAAAACTAATGACTGAAGTTTAACAGTTGCTGATGTTTCTAGGTGTGTTTTTAATTCTTGTCCTTCAAACACTCTAGACCTCTTCCAGTGTTACCGATATATTCCAAAGGTCGTGATTAGAACCACCACGTTTTACAACTGAATAGTTAAAGTCTGAAATATAAACTTGCACGATTTGATTATATTGTGCAAGGTGTCCATAAGATGCGTTTGTAATTTCTCCATCAACTGTAAAATTACTATACTTGTCGTATGCCAAATACATCCAAAATGGGCCTTGATGATTTTCATACCACTCAAGAAGTTCTACTCCGCCAGCGCCACCATCTGATGTAAACTCTCCACTTGTATTTTTATAAGTTGATGACCCAGTAGAGTTAAATGCTGCGTCTTGATAGTAGGCTCTTGATGGTAAATTATTCCAAGATACTGACATATTTAATTTATCTGCAATATGGTAAGACCTCATCCTACCATTGATAGTTCTTTGACGCTGTTCAATTCTAACTGGAGTAAATTGTAACTCTCCACGATTATGATCAGAAAGTATTAAGAACTGATCTATAAGGCTTGTAGCGGTCTCTGCAGGCACTGTAGCGCCTATTTCAAACCCTGTTGGTACATAGACTCCACCTGAAAGAGTTCCTGGGTTCTCTGACCATAATATGGCTTGTGGTCTTTGATATCTTTTTCTACCCGTCAAATATGCGGCGGTAGCCATTATCTTTGTCCCCTAATTCTTTGATTATCAATATACTTAATCTGTCCAATTACTGCTCTGGCAATATCATTTGGATTAGCACTTGATTGTGGAACGGTAATTCCAACATTATAATTATACACGCTACTGGAGTTGTCACTAACAGATGTTATGTTTGATCCAGATCCACCCTGTCCAGCATATGATGATCCTATCATTGATGGATATTTTGATTCATTTAACATTGAAAGTAGTGGGCCAAAAGATTTTGTTGCTTGTTTATTCATTACAAACTCTCCAGGAGTTAGCATTGCTGGCACGGTATCAGAACCAATCTTTCCACCACGAGCCATATATTTAGGAACCATGCCCCCTAGGCTTTTTTTAATTGCAGATCCTGTGTCAAACGGTGTTGTTATTTTAGTTTGACCAGTGCCAGTTGTAAATGTTTTTGGTGTTACAGATAACGCACCTATTGTTCCTTTATTTTCTAAGTTAGTCTGAAGACTAGAAGATTTTTTTGCAATACTTGTTAAAAGTTTATCCATGCCACTTAATTTTTCGTTTGACAAATCAAGTGCGGCATTATAAAGATTTACCTTTCCTTCAGCAGTTACCCACTCTTTTTGAGTTTTTCCAAGAACTAGTTGGCCTTCAATCAGTGATGTTGTTAATTTTTGATATGTCTCAAGGGCTTTTTGTTGTGGTATTAGTGAATCTTCTTTAATTTTATAAATGTTTTGCTCAGTCGCATAGTTTTTATCCTGAAGAACAACTACTTGATCCTGTAAGGTTTTTCTTTGTTGTTCAAGTGAAAAAACTTGTTGACCAATTGCATATGTACGGGCTTCAATTTGATCTTTTGTCATTCCCCCAGCGGTAATTCCAGTAAGTGCTTGTTGACGAGACACTTCAAGTGCTTTTGTTTGTTGATCTATTCTAGATGCTGCAGCCTGTGATCTAGCATCTTGAACGGCCGCTGCGGCGGCGGCTATATCTCCAGATGTTAAAGCATCAGCAATAGTTAGTCTTGATTTTTCTTGACCTGCAATCTCTTGATTAATAGATGATATTTTTTCAAGCGATTGAATTTGTTTATCATATTGACTATTAATAGCATCTTCTTGTTTACGAATAATATCAAGATTGTTTCCTAATATTGTTGATTCATCTTGTAATTTTTGAATTGGTCTGTCATATTCAAGATCAATTCTACGGTTCAATAAATCAATTTGGCGCTCATTTATGTCAATTAATTTTTGCTCATCATCAATTCTTTTTTGTGTTCCGTCTATTGATGCTTGTAGTGCGTCTTCTTCTAATTGTCTATCTTGTCTAATTAGAGCCTCTTTTGCACTAAAATAATTTTGAATAATTGAAAATCTTTTTTCTGCTAATTCTTTTGCACTTTTACTTTTTTCTCCGACGTCTACATAGTCTTTTGTAACTAAACTTGATATAACTTGTTGAGCAACCTTCATTTTTCTTTCTAACTCTGCTTTAATTGTTGATGCTCTAATTTGAGAATCTGCACTTTTATCAGTTTCTGCTATAAGTAATGCTTGAATCATTTCTGTAGAAACTGCAACGCCCAGTGCGGCTGCCTTTATAATTAAAAGTTGATTAGCAGTTTCTTTTAAACCACTTGCTGATTTAACAAGTTCTGAAGGTAAGGTTTTTAATAATTCTCCCATTAAAAACAGTCCTTCTGCTTTTGGCATTTCATTAATGCTGGTAGAAATATTATCAAAAGATTGATTAAATTGATCAGCACTAATTTTTCCACTACGCAACTGAGTGTCTAATGACATAAAAGTGTTTGAAATAACGTTTGCAGTTGTTGATAATTTTGTTTTTAATTCATCAGATGCAATTCCAATTTCAATAATGTCTCCAGTGGTTCTTGATTGAACCTTTGTGGTTTTGTATCCTTTATCAAATGCAGTCTTATAATCCTTAAGTAATGTATTAACAGAATTTTGCAAACCAGCCTGTCCTTCTTTTGTAGAAAGATCAATTGATTTTAAATCAAATTTTACATCTGTTTTACCTGCTTCTTGCTGAAGAGCATAAATGTAGTTGGTAATTTGTTCTTTTGTCGCTCCTTGGCCAGTAAGCCTTAATGCCAAAGATTTAAATATTATATCTGCTTGTTCATTTGTTGTATTTTTTAATGCAGCAATTTGATTTTTAAAATCTTTGTCTTCTGCTAATAATTTTCTTGTTTCTTCTACTTGTTGACTTTTTTCTACTGTTAGACCAGAAACTGCTGGTTTTGATAATTCTAAATTACTTTTTACTGGAGTAAAACCAAGAACCTTACCAAGTTTTTCTATTTGACTTGAAGTTAAGTTAGCAGCCTTACCAACACCTTCAATAGCCATTCTTTCTTTTTCTCTAGCATTATTAATTAATTTAATTATTCCAGCCCCTGCCAAAAGTGCGGCAGTAAATAATAACAGTGGTCCTGGTTTTAAAAATGCTTTTGCAGCAGAAGATGCTAAAAGTTTTTTAGGCAATATTTGTAATACAGTTGACAAAGCAAACATTACTCCACTAAGTTGAAATACAATTCCAGAAAGTTTTCCTAAATTGCCACCTGCCATAGAGGCAACTCCAGCAAGTGATGTAAGGGCAAATGTTCCACCCATGATTTTGCTATTAAAACCAGCAAATTTTTCATTTGATGCTTGTAGGTTTTTTGCTTGATCTTTTACACCTTGAGAAATTTGTGGACTCATTGCTATATTAGGCCCAATTTGAGAAAGTGGTAATTGTTTTTGTAAATTTCTTCTAATTGATTTGTCTGTAGCATCAATTGGGTTTCCTGCGCCATAAAGTCTTTCATATGACTGTGTTGCTTTTGCAGATCTTGTTGCATCAACTGCAGAATTTGCTAATTTTGTTCCAGCGGCAGCGACAGCCTTTTGTCTATTTTGCATTCCAACTTCAAGACCACGGGCAATATCTTGACCAATTTTTATTGTTTTTCTAGATGGAGATGCGGTTTGTGCTTCTTTTTCTGTAGCACTAATTGCAGATCTTGCATTTTGTGCCCCCATTGCTTCTAATATAGAGGCATCTTCTCTGTTATACCTTGCTTGTTGTGCTGATCTTAATCCAGCAACTAAGGCTGCGCCTCCGCCAGCACTTGCTACTCTTGGGTCTAACCTATTTGCACTAGGGCTTGTTGCTTGACTAACCAATATTGATCTTTTTTGTTTTCCTCTATATGTTCCTCTTGGACTCTTAGGGTTTCCAGACTGAAACTGTCCTGGACTAGAAACGCTTTCTCTTCCAACGTTAATATCATCAAACATTATTTGATTTTGAGTTTGATTTGCAGTTCTAGTTCTTCTAAATCTTCCACTTTCTAGTCCAGCAACTATGTCTTCTTTTTTAGCGCTTACTCTTACTTGACCAATTTGTTGTGATGAAGCATCTAATGCTTTTGCTGCTTTTCCTGCTGCTCCTTCAACAAGTTTATATTTATCAATAACAGATCTAGTTGCTTTAGCAAACATTTCATCTGAAACTACTACTTTTCCTCCAGCAGCCTGTTGTTTTGCAAGAGATATAGTTGTTTCACCAATTTCATTTTCTAATTTTTGTAATGCTATTGCGGATTCTGGATTAGCAATGTCTAAGCCACCTAACTTAGCAGCAGTTGCAAATTTTCCAGTTCTTGCTCCATATTCTCTAGAAAATTCTCCAGCGCCTGCGCCTTTTTTCATTGCTACGTTTAAAGATTGTGGAAGTTCTGATACTAGGTTTGAAACAACTTTAATAAATTGTGGAAATTCTTGTGCCAATTTTTCTAAGCCAGCAATCTTTATTCCTTGTTGAAATTGTGAAGACCCTGGAGAAAAAGGCATTGCTGCATGAGCAAATGCTACATCTTTTCCAGCCATGTATCCAGGAATATTTCCAGCAACCATTCCTTGAATTAATGGTGCATATTTTTTTGCAAATTCTGCTGGAATAACCGCTTCTCCTGGAGATAGCATTGCTGGAACTATATCGCCTGCACCCTTTGGTCCTGGTACTGAAACAATACCACTGGCTAGTTTTCTAACAGGTCCTCTTGTTGGCATCATCATTCCAGGATTATTAAACATAAATGATTGACCTGCTCTAGTAGCACTTTGATATGCAGCAATTAAAGCATTTAGTGCTGCTGTTTCAGCAGTAAACCGTTGCGTTAGTCTTGCATGTGATTGATCCAATGAGTGTGCTGCAGCAGCAGCCTCAAGTTGTTCTGTGTTTAAGTATTGTGTTTGTTCTCCAAGAATTTGTGATTGACCTGTTAATCTTAGATATCCTTGGCGTAAAAGCATTACACCCTTAAGTCCGTTTGCAATTGCGTTAGCAATTAAACCAAATGTCATTAAAAAGATTGGTCCAATTGCACCTATTCCTACAGTTAAAAATGTTATAAGTCTTTTAGTTCCGTCTGAAAGATTTCCAAATTTTTCTAATACTCCGCCAACAAATTCAATAATTGGGGTTGCTGCTTCTAAAAATGCTTGACCAACTGGTATGAGTGCAAACTTAAGATCTTCAACACTCTTTTTAAATTTATTCATTGCAGAATCTGCAGTCATTCCTAATTCTTGTTCAGACAAATCAGAAAGTTCTTGTACTGATGAATTTGCTAAGTCAAGAACACGAGAAGCCTGATTTCCTTCTTTAGTTACGTTAGCAAACAATGCTGACAAACGAGCAAATTGAAATTTTCCAAACATTTGTTCAATTGCTTGTGCTCTATTTAATGGATCTAGTTGGTTTAGGGCTTCTGCAAATTCAATAACTGTTGCCTTTAAATCACCTTTATTTTTTACAACAATCTCTCTTGCATTTATTCCAAATTGAGCAAGCATTTCAGATGCTTTACCAGTAGGATTAATTAATGCTGCAAGACCAGATTTAAGTGCGTTAGCACCTTCTGATGCATTAATACCGCCTTCTTTCATTGCTGCAATAAAGAATGTTAAATCTTTTACATCTCCGCCTAACTGTTGAATAACTGGTGCTACCTTTGGAATAGCGGTAGTAATATCGTCAAGAGATACAACGGTTTGGTTTTCTACTGCGTTTAAAAAGTTAATTGAATCTGCAAGTTTGTCAGAAGACATACCAAATGCGTTTTGTAATGAAATCGTTGTTTCAAGGGCCTTTTGTGTATCTATTTGACCAAGAATAGAAAGGCGAGTTGCTTCTGTTGTTTGACGTTGTAAGTCTAAACCTTGAAAACCTGCTGCTGCAGCCTCTGCTGCTAAACCAACAGTGGTGGAAACTGCAATTCCATATTTTGTAAACTGTCTGCCTAGTTCTGTAATATTGTCTAACGCTTCTTGAGTCTCAGCCTTTGGAGTAAATAGATCTCCGTAAACTTTTCTAAACTTAAGGGCTTGGGCTTCCATGTCCATAAATGTTTTTGTAGCAGTTGACCCAACAACAGCCAATGGTATTGTAAAACCAACCATAAGTTGGCGTCCAGCCCATTGTGTATTTTTACCAAAGTTTAAAAGGTTGGTAGTTCCTTGCTTCATTAACTGATTAAATAATGCTTGTTTTTGTGCTGCTATGGCTGTTCTTGTACCATAATCTTGCATGTTAAGAGAAGTAGGCCTGATAGCAATTGATTCCATTGCTCCACTAGCATTACGACCCATTTTAATGTATTGGGTTTGTAGTGTTTTTACACGTTCTTCTGCTACTTTGCCAATTGTGTCAAATTCTGATTTAAACAGTCTTCCAAAAGTTTTTGTAGATGCACCAGCATAGCGGAAATACTCCCGCATTCCAAACTTGTTTTTTTCTAAAGAGTTGGTAAATGTTTCCGCACTTGTTCTAACAGTTCTAAGTTCTGCAGAAAAAGCACCAATGGAATTAATACTACCAATTAAGTTTTTCTGCAGAGACTTTTGAGCAAGTGCTGCTGATTCGCTAGACCTAGCGATAGAAGAGTGAAACTGAGATATTTGTCTTTGTAAAGCCTTTAACTGTGCTAATGCTTCAGACGTATCTATACTTACGCCAATATTAGCATTAACATCAGCCATGTATCACACCTTCTCTAATATGTAATTATTCCTGTGTGTTAAGAATGTCTGTAACAGATGACAAATTAATGCCAGATGCTGCTTCAACAATTTTATACACAGTTGGAAGATCAAGAAGATCTTCTAGTTTTTGAATGTCCCCAGCCAATTCTGGCTTGTACTGCTCCATAGCAATTTGTACACATTCAACAAGCAGAGTCATTGATTTTTCATTGTCCTCTGCAACCTTAGCCACCCCTTCAAACTTCTTCATAAACGGACGAAGAAGAGAGATTTTTAACGGGCGAACTGTTATTTTTGTTCCATCGATAAGGGTGACTTGGTCAGCCTCATGCACGGTTGTCGCCATATTTCCTCCTATAGGTTATGTCAATTATAGCATAGGAAGGCTATTTTCTTAGGTCTTCGTACTCTATACCCTCGTTTATACCAAACCCTGCTTTGGCTGCATTTGGTCCTTGTAAAGATAAAATATCATTTGAGTCACCTGTTTTTCCACCACTAAAAACTCTTGCTTTCATATCTTCCCATTCTTTTTGACCTTTGTTTGAATCTGTTTGACCGTCTAAATCTACACCTTGAATTGCTGCTAAGAATTTTTTTTCTGTGTAGTCTAACTCTCTGCTTACTTCAAGAGTTGCTATAAGTTCTGGCATTGATAGAGACTTTTCTAGTTCTTGATAATCTTTCCATATACCTAGCAAAAATACCTCTGACTCTAACTTTGCAAGGTCTAGGGTTTCCCAAGTTTGGCCACTGTCAAGGGCTTGATCCTTTACTGGCTCTGATGATTTTTTATTAATACGAATACCCGCAGCAGTGTCTAATACCTTATATATAGTTGGCATATCTATAGAATCTTCAATTTGGCTGGTTGTTTCAGATATTGCTGGATGGTATTGTTTCATGCATATTCTAACACATTCAACAAGAGTGGCTATAGACTCATCGTCGTTTTTTGTATTTTTAATATCCTCAAAAGAATTCATAAACTCACGCAAATACTTAATTTTTAATGGAACTATTTCTAGTTCAGTACCGTCAAATAAATGTATAATTTGACTATTATATATTGTGGTTGCCATAGAATTCCATTTTACCATAAAACGGCTATTCATACAAAAAACCCACCTCCGAAGAAGTGGGTCTTTGTTAATCTAAGATTAGATTATGATTGACCGTATGTACGATCTACGATCTTACCGTAAGATCCTGATGTATCTTCTGGTAATAGACGGAATGATACTTCAAACATTGAAGCCTCATCACGCTTTGCTGAAACTGTAACGTTTTCGATTGACAAAGCACGGTATGCTGAGTAAACTCTTTCAACATCGGCTGCAGTTGCTGGGTTTCCAGTTCCTGGGCCAACGGCAACAAGTCCTCGCTCCAATGGAACTTCTCCAATGTCGCCTGCAGAAACATCTAGAATTCTTCCTGTAGATGCATTCTTGTTTCCTGAAATCTTTGAATCAGAATACGCTAGAGCAAGAAGCAAGTTTTCTAATGTTGCTTCAGCAAATGCTGTTGCAAGATTTACCTGCATGCCTTGCTTGAAAAGTCTAGCAACGTCAAGAACCTGATCTACCTGGACTTCACCGAAGTCTGGTTGGAACTGTAGTTCAAGACCGTTCATTGTATAACCTACGTTAGTGTAATCTGCATTGTCTGTAAGTGTGTCTTTAAAAGACTCGCTTGCATCAAATGCCTCCAGAGTTGCTGGAGTTAAAGTTGTGTCTGCAACAAAAAGTGCTGCTGCGCCAACGATAATGTTATTTGACGAACCACGGCTATATGGCATATTTTTTCACCTCTTTCATAAGAATAGATATTAAGTTGTACGGCGTTTGTGTTTCCTCAGTACTAATTATAATGCCTTTTTATGTATATCTTTGGGCTATCTGGTCTACACCTGTTGTGTGATAGTCATACTCTATAACTAACTTGTTTAAAAATAAGGTTCTGGCTGATGCTAACTCTGCTATATCTCTTGCTTCGTCTGCCTGGTATACCTTGATATTATGAAAATACACGTTTGGCTCTATAGTTTCATTATTTTCATCTACTATTTCATTTGAGGCCATCCAAGAGTTTAGGTCTTGAGCGGCGGCATCTTCTCTATCAAGACATTCAATTATTACTCTGGTAGTATCAAATAATTTTGAAAGGTTTGGTCCATAAATAAAATAAACTAGTTGCTCTCTTTTGTGTCTATAAAATGGTGTTGGCCTAAATCTAATAAGCCTATCAAACATGATAACAACTCCATCAGGATTGTTAACAATATAAACACTATCATTATAAACATCTTCTATGCTCATTGGACTTTGGGCTGGGAAAAATGGTTGAAATGGATTAGGTCCAGTAGGCATTAAGTTAAATGCTTGAAGTTCGCTATTAATATAAGCATTTAGAAAGGTTGGCGGAAAGCCAGTTTGTTTAGATACTTCTAATGTCATAATACTATTCTACACCAATCTTTGCGTTAGCAATCCACTTAAATCCAGTCTCTACACCTTTTGACTTGCCACCCCTAGAGCCAGACTTAATGTTTTTCTTAAATACTGTAGGTTTTTTAATATAGTCATATATCCCACTAGCACGTAAAAACGATTGCTTAAAGTATCTAAGTATAAATTCATCCATAGTTTTTTCAAAAGATCCTTCGACAAAATCTCCGCCAGGATTTCTAACTGTTACAGATTTTCTGGTAAATATTGTTTTTCCACCTTGTGTAAATGCAAGAACAGATGACCTTTTAGGAGATATTGTTACAGGAATTCCATTTTCCATAATCTTTGCTTTATTATAAAATGGAACGTTTGAATCTTCTTTGACAGTTCTTGATTGACTAAATGTTGAATTAATGCTTAATCCAAGGTTACTAACGGTATATCTTATGTCAAAAAGTCTTGCACTTGGACTTCCTGTTTGATACCATTCATACACATGGTGTAGTGCAGAAGGATTTCCTCTTGCAGAAACATCAACGTAGGCTGATAAAGCCCCTATTGTTCCAGCACCTAAGTTTTGTAAAAAAATTCTTTTGCCCTTGTTTACCCCATCTAAAAATCCCATGGCATACTGAACAATATTATTCATTTGTTTGTTAAAAGTTTGTGTGTTTGTTCTAACTATCATTAGTCACCTACGGTCTGGTTTTCTGCTCTACGCAAAACCATCTTGTAGTATTCTACTGATTGAAATGGGCCACTAAATGGCTCTACTGTTGCTACTTCATAAATTGTTCCACGGCCTGATCTAGCGCCTGCTGTTTCTCTGTATATCAAAGAATCGTCTGTACTACGAATATTTGCTATTAAAATGTTTGTAATTGCGTTATCTGCGTTTGTTGAAGATGTTCTTGGGTCATTCCTAGTTCTAGCAATAAGTTTATTTTCGTAATGTAAAAATGTTTCTGGCTTGATATCTTCTGTACCCGCCCCACCTACGGATGTGGCATTACAACTAATTGTTCTATCGTATACCCAGTCTTTTGTTGCTTGTCCGTATTGAGTCTGTTTAATAATAGGATGATAAACATCAGCCTTCATTGGATAAAGAAAGTCTGTTCCTGAAACACATTCCACTATAACACTCCTGGGCGTATAATCGTTTCTTTATATT